CGGGGATTGTGACAAATCCAAGAGACAAGAACCTTACACTACTTAGCAATATTGAATTCGGCGTCACTTGCTCTGATCTTACAAAAGTTTTTGACAAAGAGTTGATCAATGACACGTACGAGGATAAGGATTCTCGCTACATTGTCAATGATTTTTGTAATATCACCGTGAATTTGAACGAGCCAATTGATCAGTTTAATTACGATGATAATGCAGAGATACAGGCGGCATGGACTGAGGGTGGTGATGGGGATAATCCAACCATTGATGATTCTGATTTTCGTGAAGGCACTGCGGCTGGCGTGTTTAATTGGACAAATTCCAGTGGTACAGCGACTTTTGATTACACCTTCCCAGCCGTTTTGGACATTTCACTATTCACTGGTGTAAGCTCAGGGGTGCCAACGAAAGGGGTGCTTGGGCAATGGATCAAAACTGCAAGCGGGGCCGTAATTACTTCAATAGCGGTAAGGATAGGATCTGATAGCAGTAATTATGCGGAGATCAGCCTTGATGAAGAAAGTGATTGGGATTTCGATGATGCAAAATTAAAAGATGCAAGCATTACTGGAACGCCAGATTGGACGGCCGTCAATTTCTTCCGCATTGTGATTGTCGAAACTGGGGATGGCTCAATCAATTGGGATGGTATAAGGATATTGGAGGAGGAGTTTTTCAGGCACTTTCCTCACGTAGAAACTTCCACAGAATTTGATGACTTTAGACTTCCGCGCGTTAAACCAACTGAAGTGATGCAACGTCTTGCCGATGAGCTTGGCTGGTATTGGTATGTTGATTACGAAAGGAATATCTGGCTTTTCAACTCTTCCACAAATTCGGCGCCAATAACCGTGAGCGAGGATTCTGACAACTTCACAGACCTTCGCACAAAGGCCGACATCAGCAGGTTGATGAATAAGATTATCGTTAGGGGCGGTGATGAAACCAGTGTTGCAAAATATTCCCAGGTTGTTGAGGGTGACGGCATATTGAGAGAATGGATAATGAAGAATAAGTTTAAGAATTTGGAGGTGGAATTTGATGATGGATCTGTTACAGATACAATGGAGGGCGGCACAACAACGACAACGGTAAACGCTACTGCTCACGGGCTTGAAGTCGGTGACTATATCGTTAACCGCACAAGGTCAAACGCGGTGCGCAAAGTTTTAACCACCCCGACCGCCAACCAGTTCACCGTTGAGGCAGTGGCTTCACAAACTAGCGGCGACACGTTCAGCACATTCGTGGCCCAGGTGATAGGTGTTGAAGGCGTTGATTCAGACACTGGAAATGACTATATGTCAAATTTTAATGAGAAATCCATAAGGAGCGGTGAGGATACAGCAACACTGCAGGCCACAGAATTCCTGATGTTTAGATATAATGAAGTCTTTCCAATTCTCATCAAGCGCAGTGACAATGCTTCAATAACGAACATGCAAAGCGTGCTGGGTTATACCAATGGCGTATTTGAAGGTCAGCCAATAACAGATAGAACGATCAAGAGCCGCGCTGAAGCTGAAAAGGTTGCCGAGGCGCAGATAAGAAAATATTCCAATGTCGTTATTACGGCGACATTCAAGACCACTCAGGAGGGGCTAAGAACAGGGCAGCTGATAAACATAAAAGATACCGCAAATGGAACAAGGGATATTAACCAAGATTTCGTTATACAGAAGGTGAGAATGAAGCAATTTGAAGAAGGTGAGAACACCTATGATGTGACTTGCTCCAGCCTATTATTTGGGATTATTGAGCTCTTTCAGCAACTTCTAAAATTCAATCGCAAGATGCAGGTTGATGAAGATGCGATAATTGATAACGTGGAGGATGCCTTCGAGGAAATAACAGTAACAGATTCGGTAGATGGCGTGGTTAATGATAACCAGCAGGATGAAACTGTCAACATAGCTGATTCCGTTTCATCGGTAGAATTTGTACCTCCATTTAAATACGAAAGCACTCCGCTAAGTAATTCGCGTTACAATTTGGCATCCTATTCTTAGTTGGTTGATTTTGAGTTTCTTAAAATTTAAGTCATAATAGAATTATGAAACAGCACAAAACTAAACAAGGTCTGCAGATGTACGGCAAGTGGACATTTGATGTCCGCGATGCAGAGACTGGGGAATTGAAGCGCCGCATTACAAAGAAGAACCTTATACCAACCGTTGCAAAGACGGCTTTTGCCGCTCAGATGAGTGGGCAAAACTCAACCCAAATTGGAGACAATTTGTATGTCGCAGTCGGTGATGATGCCACTGCACCCGTTGTCGGTGATACAGTACTCGGGAATGAGACCGCACGTAAACTTGCAGGCTCCGCCGCTTTTGCGGGGGCTGTCGCCACCATTGCAGGCTTTTTTGCTGCAACTGAGGCAACTGGAACACACAGAGAATTTGGGTTATTCGGTGACGGTAATGCCGCTGTTGCAAGTGGATCTGTTGACACGGGAATACTGTTTAGCCATGTTGCGGCAAATGTAACCGTTTCAGCAACTGAAACCTTAACGGTTACTTGGGAAATTACCTTTTCTTAACTTAAAATAACATGCCAGAAGAACCAAGTGGGTTGACATCTTCAGATGTAAGCGCGGGTGATGATATCAATGCAACTGACCATAATCAAATACGTGCGGATATTATCAATCGCTCGTTGCCACCCCATTTTTCCATTGTGCAAGAATTGCTCACTGGGGCGTTTGGCCTGGAGGTAGGCAGGATTGGCAATTATTCTGATGACATTAGGTACATCCCAACTCACAATGGGGGGACATTTTTTCTGGCTTACGATCTAAGGGCAGGTGGCGGAAATACACACCAAAGAAATGCCACCTCTGACTGGGCTGACATGGATGTCATCGTTGGCACGGCAAAAATAGGAGATTATCTTTATGTCGGCATGCGGGATAACGGCGCAACTGAGCACAGGGTATATAGATATGATGCTGATGACATTTCCAGTGGCGGGACATTGATGACCGTATCTGGCACAGCGCTTGGCAACACAACCAACATTACCGTGATGGTTTGTGATGGTGATAGCCTGTGGTTCAACAATGAGGCTGGTGACACAGCTTCCTCCAACCACATATTCAGAAAATACACAATCTCAGGAACTACTTTGACATCTTCAACAACAACGACTAACGGATCAACTTCTGCCAATTTTGCCCAGGCTGCCATGGATCATTCTGGCAACTTTTACGGTTTCAATACTGGTGACAGCAAGGCACGTAGATACAACACCTCTGGAACATTGCAGGATACGCAAAACAACGCCTACACCACTGTAGGTAACGGCTTCGGGCTCAGTCACACCTTTGAAGGTATTCCGTTTATGGCATTTGAGACAGGTGCATCTGGCCAGGAGGTAATTCACTTTATGAGAATTCCATTACTAGCTTAATATGAAAATAGCATTAATAGCAGGTCATCACCGCGCCTTTGTTTATCATTGGAGGGATAGAGGGGCCTTGCCAACATTAGATGTAAAGCACTCAATCGCTTTGCATTTTCCGCATGAGCCGATTTATAACGAACACCATGAAGCTGAAAAGCTTGCCCACCGAGTGATGGGCGCTTACACAGGTGGTGCTGAAATACTCTTATGCCCTTTTTACTACAACCTCCCACAGAAAAAGAGGTGGCTCGAAAGCAATAAGGTAGATTGGGTTGTTTCCTTACACCTGAACGCTTCTAAATACCGCAACGGTTCCGCCACGGGCTTCGAGGTTTGGGCCCATAATAGGGACATAGCAGCAAGAATAAGGGCGCAACGCGCTTGCAAAGAAGCTGCTGAAATAATGGGGCTTAGAAATCGTGGAGTGAAGTATTCCAACAACCTGTACATTTTGAAAACAAACGCTCACGAATTGCTTCTAGAGCTTGGGTTTATTACCAACGCTGATGATATGAGGAAGATGCGCAAAAAACGGCGTTGCTGCAATTCTAAGCGTTATCAAGAACATCGGCGGCTAGAGGCCGTGCTTATCCACTATAGTGTATCATCTCCTATCGTCCTTTGCAAGTGCATCTATTTCAGCGTTTAACTTCTCCTCACAGGGCGGACAATATGTGTGAGTCACCATGAAGTCTATCTTACTTCTGTGGCTTGCTACGATTTTACTCGCCTCATCCATGTAAGATTTACACTCACAGCACTGTCTTACAAGGGGGAAGCCTCCATAAACCTTTAGCTCTTTTAATGCCAAGTCTAGTTCCTCTTCACTACAGGATGATGTTTCAGTCATAGTTCTTTAGGGTTAATGATTCCTTTCTCTGCTAGGTGGATAAGCATTTTAGCCCTAGCATTGCACTCATTATCTTCTACACATAATGTTCCTTCATCTGTTAAATCAACTCTCCATTTGTGTCCTATCGTCAATGTAGGAACAATATCAACTAATTCTCCTTCAGGGAATTGAGGCAACCACTCCCCAAGCTCTGATGCGAGATAGGCTGAGGTTTGAGCTTCATCAGTTATTGCTTGCAACTTTCCATAATGTATATGTCTACTATAATGATAAAACTCCGACTTCTGCGGAAATCCTAGCTCTTTCAAGCGTTTACTGAGTTCTAAATTTGTAACGTGTGTCTTCATCGTATTATGTGTTAGGTGTTAAAAGTTCAGGATTCTCATAGATGTTTCCGATGACTTCAAATTTCCTTGCTTTCGTCTTTTGCATACTTTCTCTGAAATTGGTTTTGTTTGAAAAGTTGTGTCCGTGAGTCATAAAACGGGATTTATCATTATCCCATTTTACGATTAAATAGGGGATTGCCTTAGTCTTTACTCCTAAAATATCCCCCTCATAAATCTCCTTTCCGTTCTTGTCTTTGAGTCCTGTGTATTGCATTAAAACAATATTTTTCTCTTTCCAATTTTTTATTTCTCTTTGTGGACATGCCATTTTGTTAAAATACGGATTTTCCATGTTTCTATAATCTAATACAACAAGTGTTGGATTGCTCCAAGTATGCACAGTCATCATTTGCCTTCCATCTTCATCCCAAGCCCTAAATTTGATTTCTCTATTCATAATCTTATTAATTAAAATATTGTTTCACATTCAGAATATCTTCGCCCATTCCATCAAGTCATACACCTTTCTTTCAAACTCCTCTAAGTCTTCAGGGTTTGTCTTTCTGAGCATCTTTAAGCCTCTTATCTTCAGTCTCTCTTCAGCAGTAAGCTTTTCTTGTAATTGAAGATTGTCAAGCTCTATGTCTATTTCTGCCATGATTCCTTTGCTTTGTTCTTTATTGGACATTTGGGGTGGGGTTTAATATATATTAA